AAGGTTTGTATCTAGTATCTTTTAGTGAGTATATTAACAACAATAATGTATGTTATATTTTTCCAAGAAATAAAACTCAAATAACTACCCCAACATTTATCGCTCCTTTTAATTATGATTTTTTTACCCCACCACAATTTAACTTAATTGTATCATCACAGATTGGTTACTTTTTGGGGCCAATAGATGATACTGTATTTTTAACAGTATATGACTTTGCAAATCAAGCGTTTTTAGGTAACTCTTTATATTACACACCTATTGAAATTAAACTTAATTCTAGTATTACTCAGGAAGATACACCATTAACTTCAATTAATTGGTCAACGTATAGTGGAGAATCCGATTTTGACACTTACGATATTGGATTTCCACCAATCTTGAATGTTAATAGACTTACGATAGGTAAATGTGGTGGTGCAACCGCACACGTTCACCAAGATTACGAATACTCTGACCTAACAATAGATTTATATGACGACTCAATTGATAATTGGGTTACAGTATGGTCATATACATTAAATAATCCAAATTATGATTTTGAAAGTAGTCCCGATTTATACTTCCCTGGTAATATTGATGTAACATTTGCAAACATTACTTCAGTAAGTGGTATTAGAATGTATTCAGACCCAGGTCAAGGAGACACTTATCACGATTGGGAAGGATTAGTGTTCAATTTTTTTAATTAAGAATCGTAACCCTTAAAAATACATTATATAAAAAAAATAATATTATGATAAAGTTAATACAAAGAACAACAGATAATAAATACCTTAAATCGGTTGAAACTGAAACTTGGGTTGATAACGTTAAAGAAGCATTTGAAATGACTCATAGAGAATGTGAGGCAGCTAAAACCGCATTAAATGGTATTTTTCTTCCTGAACAATTAAAAGTAATTGTTGATATGAGAAAATACAAATCAATTACCGAAGAAGAAAAAAAGGAGTTATTAGATTTATTAAAAATCGGTTGGAAACCAAATCAAACTAATCAAGAATTATTAAATAGGTTAGGTAGAGGTGTATCAAAAGATAATAGAGATTTAAATTATTTAATCTCTGACCACATACCAAATGTGATGACTCTTCCACAAATCACACAAAAGTTTTGGCAGAATAATGTTTGGTCCGGTAACCAAGGAAGTACACCACAATGTGTTGGATATGCTTGGGCACATTGGATTGAAGATGGTCCGGTACTTCATACAGGAACTCACCCCGTTGTTAATCCAACAACAATATATAAAGAATCCCAAAAGATTGATGAGTGGCCGGGAGAAAAATATGATGGAACATCTGTTAGAGCCGGTGCAAAATATTTAAAGAATACAGGAAAAATTTCCTCATATCTTTGGGCGTTTGACCTAACTACAATGATTAATACTGTCCTAAATGTGGGACCTGTGGTTGTAGGTACAAACTGGTATTACAATATGTTTTTCCCCGATAAAAACGGTTTAATTAAATTATCAGGTAGACTTGCAGGTGGACATGCCTATGATGTTAACGGAGTTGATACCGTTAAACAACAATTTAGAATAAAAAATAGTTGGGGTACAAATTGGGGACAACAAGGTCATGCATTTATTTCTTTCACTGATATGGCAAGACTTATTAAAGAAAGAGGTGAAGTGTGTTTAGCAATTGAAAATAATTTCTAATTTGATTAGTAAAAAAAGTTTATTATATTTATAAATGAATGAGTAAGGATAATTTCACAATGTCGTGAAAGCTAATAAACCACTCGCAATTTATATATGATTGACCACCAAGAGATTGAGTCATTCCTACAAGGAAATGACCCTGAAGAACACATTGTTGCCATAGAATACGACTACGCTAGCAACAACATTTACAAAATAAAAGAAATCCCCGGAAAAGGAAAAGAGATTAGAAAAGACAACTTCATCGCATTTGCATGGGTTGGTGACTTAAAAGATTTAAACTTTTACAAAGGTTCCAAAGCATTACAGAAAGAAGCTATGACAAAATATGGTATTGTCATAGACAAGTTAGAGACTAAAGGTAATGAAAGATTAGAAAAAGGTTTAAAGTTTATGGTAAAGTCTCTCAAGGGTTACCGAGAGTTAGTACAATTCTTCAGAGACGGAGAATTAGACCCGTGGGGGGACAAAGCCAAGAATAAGATACTCATACTACCCCCAGTGGAACAATACCTTGTTTCACGTGAAAAAAGACTATTTAAGGGGTATACTGAATACGATGAGGTTACCCGACTTGTATTTGACTTGGAGACCACATCATTGGAACCAAAGGATGGTAGAATCTTTATGATTGGAATAAAAACCAATAAAGGATATAACCGGGTTATTGAATGTATTGATGAATCTCAAGAGAGGGGAGCAATTATAGAATTTTTTAAAGTTATAGATGAATTAAAACCTTCCATTATAGGTGGATATAATTCAGCAAACTTTGATTGGTATTGGATATTTGAAAGATGTAAAATACTTGGATTAACTATTAAGAAGATATGTCGTTCTCTTCACCCTGAATATTCTATCAATCAGAAGAATAGTATGTTAAAACTTGCCAATGAGGTAGAAGAATTCCAACAAACAACAATATGGGGATATAACGTGATTGACATTATCCATTCAGTTAGACGAGCACAAGCAATCAATTCAAGTATTAAGAGTGCTGGTTTGAAATACATTACAAAATTTATTAAAGCAGAATCTCCTGACCGAGTTTATATTGAACATACAGATATTGGAAAATTATATCTTAATAAAGAAGAGTATTGGTTAAATACTCAAAATGGTAAATATAAGAAATCGGAAGGGTTTCAGGACTTAGATATTAAGTTTCCCGGTGTTTATGAAAAGTTGACAGGAGATAAGATAGTTGAATTATATCTTGAAGACGATTTGGATGAAACATTAAAGGTAGACCACGAATTTAACCAAGCATCGTTCTTACTTGCATCAATGATTCCAACAACATATGAAAGAGTTTCTACAATGGGAACCGCAACATTATGGAAAATGTTAATGTTAGCATGGAGTTATAAACATAACTTAGCAATACCGGAAAAAGAAAGTAAGACTGATTTCGTGGGGGGATTATCAAGATTGTTAATGGTGGGATATTCCAAGAATGTTCTTAAACTTGACTTTAGTTCACTTTATCCTTCAATCCAATTGGTTCACGATGTATTCCCGACCTGTGATGTTACCGGAGCAATGAAAGGTATGTTAAAGTATTTCCGTGACACTCGTATCAAATACAAACAACTTGCTGAGGAGTTTTATGAATCAGACCCTAAGAAGTCGGCGACATATGGTAATAAACAGTTACCTATTAAAATATTTATAAATTCCATGTTTGGTGCCCTTTCCGCACCACAAGTATTTGCGTGGGGTGATATGTATATGGGTGAACAGATTACTTGTACCGGAAGACAGTATCTTCGTCAGATGTTAAGATTCTTCTCAAAGAAAGGATATACCCCCCTTGTTTGTGATACGGATGGTATGAACTTCTCAATACCTGATGGTGTGGAAGATAGAGTTTATATTGGTAAAGGATTGAATTGGAAAGTGAAAGAGGGTAAAGAATACAGAGGATATTATGCTGATGTTGCGGAGTTCAACGATACATTCCAAAGAGGTGAAATGGCATTAGATTGTGATGGAACTTGGGATAGTTGTATTAACTTAGCGAGAAAGAACTACGCAGTAATGGAATCTAATGGTAAAATTAAATTAACCGGTAACTCAATTAAGAGTAAGAAACTTCCACTTTATATTGAAGAATATTTGGATGTGGCAATTAAATTACTATTAGAAGGTAAGGGTAAAGAGTTTGTTGAAAACTACTATGAATATCTACAAAAGATATTTGACAAACAAATTCCATTAAGTAAGATTGCTCAGAGAGCCAAAGTTAAATTGACTCTTGATGAGTATAAGAAAAGATTAACAACCAAGACTAAAGCAGGAAACAGTATGAGTAGGATGGCACATATGGAACTTGTAATAAAAGAAGGTTTAAATATCAATCTTGGTGATATGATTACATACGTTAACAATGGTATTAAATCATCACACGGAGACGTTCAAAAGAAAGGTGATGGTGTTCAGATAAATTGTTATCTATTAAATCCCTCAGATATTGAAAAGAATCCTAATTTAACCGGTGAATATAATGTTCCAAGAGCAATCACAACATTCAATAAGAGAATTGAACCTTTGTTGATTGTATTCGGACAAGAAGTTAGAGATAATTTATTAGTTACGGACCCGGAACAAAGAGGTATATTTACAACATCACAATGTCAATTAATTAACGGAATTCCATTTGAACCTCAAGACCAAGATAGTGTTGAAGATTTATTAACAATAACTGAAGCCGAATTAAAGTTTTGGGAAAGAAGGGGGATTAAACCTGACTATATGTATGACTTAGCTGAGGAGGGGTGGGAAGACAAAGTTTAACTTTGTTTTAACCCATCACTTGAAAGTATGTACCAGTTCCCTTCACATAATCTGAACTCAATACAGGCACCTTTGTCTGCGACTATTTCATCATATTCTTCATCAATTTTTCCAATTGATGGTTTAATAGTTACATGTGTTAAACATTTAATAACTATATGTTCAGTTGTTGTTGAATTTAAAATTATTAGGGAACTTGGAACGTTTTTAACTATAATACATTCTTCACCATTTGTTGAGTAATCAATCTCTGAAACAATAGAAACTTCAGAAACACTTGTTATTAATCCGTTAATTCTTTTTTGAGTAGGAATTGATTTAATGATTGCCATAATTAAATTACATAAATTTGTCTTGGGAGTGCAGCGAATTTTAACTGCTTATTCAAGTTTTCTGCAATCAGTGCTTCTTTTTCCATTTGTTTTTCAGGTCTCATTCTTTCCAATCTTAATTTCAACTCTTCTTCCAATTTGGATTTTTCATCTTTACCTTCTGTCAGTAAACTTGTATAGTCTAAAGTTAGTTCAGAATCTGGAGCTTTCAAGTTTCCACTGTATTTTCCTCTAACTCTTCCTAAAGTTTCTTTAACGTATGCGGTGAACCATCTTCTAACCCATTGTTTTGCCGGAGCATTTAAATCCTCCCAAGTTAAATCATTTAAAGGAACATCAGACGGTAATTTAATAATATCGGGATTTGATTTTAAACAATCTTCTCTATCACCATTTGTTTCGTAATACCAATACCAAACTTGGTTTCCAACATATGAATTATAATTATTCCAATTAAATCTACCACCCGGAGTATTCATTAGGTGAATTAATTTTTTTCCGTCAGGTAATCCTGTAATTCTATATGTTAATGAACCACCAAGAATTCTACTTAAAATATTTCCTTCTTGTGCTCTAACAAGATAGTCAAATCCTGACATCATAAAGAACGAACCTTGATATCCAAATTGAGCGTAACCTGACTGACTTGCACCTAAACCAATACCATCAAATCCGAAACCACCCAAACCATAAGGTCCGAATGCTGTCCACGGAGTATTACTGAACCATAACAATTCGTTAACTTCTCTACCGGCAGGGATTTCATAAGTTTGTTTATTTTTTTCAAGTGTAATATAATCTTTTTTAAGAACCCAAGGACCACTTGTTTGTAGTCCAACAATTTTTGAATATGAATATTGAAATTGTTTTTCAAAATCTAAAGTTTTTGTAATTAGTGCCTGAGCAACAGATTTCTCATTCATATTAAGATTAGATAAATTCACCCAATTGGTTTCAATCAACCAATCCAAATGATATTGTTCATAATCTAAAATTGATAACTCCATAAGGGAGTCCATCATTTCATCTTCAATTTCAACACTTCTAATTGGAGCACCCAATAGATGTTTTACTCTTGTATAAATTTTTGACCTTTCTGGTTCTGGGATTACTGACATACTAATAAATATTCACAAAATAATTAATTTCTTAAATCATTAATTCTTTTTAATATTTCTTCAGCAGCATCTATTGGAGTTTGATTATCACCCATAACAGTTGCAATAACTTGTTTCTTCGCATTTATAATATCGTATATAATACCTTCAACGGTATTCTCAAATAGAGGGTAATAAACTAATACATTATTTTTTTGTCCGTATCTATAACATCTATCTTCCGCCTGTGAATGGTCAGAAGGTAAAAATGATAAGTCGTTCATTATAACCGCTTCACCAGCGGTAAGAGTAATTCCAACTCCGGCTGCTTTAATATTTCCAACTAATACTTTAACTTTAGGATTATCTTGAAATTCATCAACAGAATGTTGTCTATGTTCTTTGGACATTGAACCATCTATCTTAACCGCAGATTTACCAAAGTGTTCAACAATTCTATTTAATGAATCTGTAAAGTTACAAAATATAACAACTTTCTTATCTTGTTCTAAAATATTTTCAGCAAGTTCAATTGTGTGTGAAATTTTTTCATCCGCAATAACTTGTCTTACTTTGGTTAGTTTTGAAAACTGAACGGTAAGTGATTTAGATTCTTCCGGATTCTTATCATACCAATCATAATATTCACCCATTATTTCTTCATAATTTTTGGATTTCAATCTAATGTAGATTGGTGTGATAATTTTATCAGGTAAATCAAGAACATCTTCTTTTAATCTTCTCAATATTGTTGCCGATGTTCTATCCCTTAATTCTTCCAAATTGGTTGCACCCATTACATTCCACACTTTTCTTGGACCCGCTTGAAATTGAAACCCATTACAATATCTTATAACATACGCCATCCAATTCTTAGCAACAGGAGAATCAACTAAACTTAAAAGATTATAATAATCAATCGGACGAGATGTCATAGGTGTTCCGGTTAATAACCATAACCTATCAATATCTTTAACAAAATGATTTATTAGTTTTGTTCTTTGGGCTTGAGCATTTTTGATATAGTGTGCTTCATCAACAACCACCAAATCAAAATTCGCATCAAGAATTTGTGAATTCTTTTTGTCTTTAACATCATGAAAATTTTTAATAATATCGTAGTTTATTATAACAAAGTCGTGTTCAGTTGAGAAATTTTTACTTTCCGCAATGAATATACTTCTGTCTGAATAATTTTCAATTTCTCTTTTCCAATTTATTTTAAGTGTCGCCGGACAAATAATTAACACTTTTTTAGCTCCCGATTCTAATGCTGCAATAATAGTGGAAGTTGTCTTTCCCAACCCCATATCATCCGCAAGAATGAACTTTTTATTCTCAACTAACTTTTGTATTGCTTCTTTTTGGTGGGATAGTGGCGGACGGTTAGAATATTTGTCATAATCAATCACAACATCTTTTACTGTATTATCTTTAATGATTGCCGCCTTTGGTATCCAAAATTCATGTAATTCCTCATTTTCAAACATTTTACCCCAAATATGGAACGCCTTTTCTTTTTCCGCCAATATTTTTTCAACATAAACTTTTTCGGGGACAACCATAGAAAATTTATCGTCCGCAAACTTCTGAGCAAAGTAAGAATCAAGGACTGCCCATTTTTTGGCAACCTTCGGTATTTTATTATGATTTTCAATAATATATTCTGATTGACTACGAGTAGGGTAAAACTTCTTATTTATTTGAAACTTTCTTTTAAGTCCCAAAATATAGTTATTAAACCCTTCATATGTCTCAAGAATTGTTATTGCTTTTGATTCTAAACTTGCTTGCATTTTATAAAATAAGTTAAATATAACAATAATTTGTATATTTATCAATATATGAAACTTTATACTTTTTATAACGACTTATTAGTTGAAGGAAGATATTTCTCGGAAGAAAAATATAATTTTATTATTGATAACTTAGGTGATATGTTATTTAATAAGTTATCAATTGAACCTAAATTAGTTCAATCTTTACCTGAAATATTTAGGTTTAAATCTTATTTGAAAAAATATATACCCAATCCAATTATAAACGATGAAGATATTGTATATAATCTTTCCGAATATGGTGAATGGTTAAAGTATTTTTCAGATTCTGAATTTTCAAAAATAGTTAATGGAATTTTTACCTTATTTCCCGACATTAAAAAAAATGTTAATGATTTTAATAAACCAAAAAGAGACCCAAATTTACCTCCATCAAGGAGAGGGAGACCTCTGGGTTCAAAATCAACCCCAAAACCAATTCAGTTTAGTAGAGTAATCTCAAGAACTAAACCGGAACCAAAAGATATGGTTATTGGTTCTAATGAACCCGTTTCAACTAAAGAACCAAAACCTACATTATATTTGGGTCCTGAAGATTCGTTACGAAAAAGAGGTAGAAAACCAATTGATGATGGTCTAACTTCTATGGAGAGAATAAAATATAAGGCGGAGGGTCCCGAAATGATTGAAAAATTGGAAAAAAAGATTATCGATATTGATAACGAAACAAATAGACAAATTGATATTGCAACCCAACGAATTAAAAAAATAATGAAAGATATAGAAAAAAGAAAAAATTATTTTGGTTTAACAGATTAAATATGGAAAAATTAGTTCCGATAACAAGATTAGGTAGATTTTTTGGTGGAGAAGACTATGCGTTGGATATTGATATGGGTCAAGAATGGCTTCACGGAGATATGAACTTCACTGTTATCCTATACAGAGTTGATAGATATAAGACCAAAACTGATGATGTTTATGGTGAGGTAGTTGAGGATGGTGTTAAGTTTCACCCCCCCATTGAACTGAAAGGTTTAGTTAAAATAGTTGCACCAACCAACCAAAAATTAGGTAATTCTAAGTTAAGACAAGAAGAACCGGGTAATATGACATTTTCAATTTACCAAAAACAATTGGATGATTTACAAGTAGATATCTTATTTGGTGACTATTTAGGATATTATGAGACGGAGAGTAAAGTGAGATATTATAGTGTTGCGGATGATGGTAGGGTTGTTTCAGATAATAGACACACTTATGCCGGGTATAAACCTTTTTATAGAACTATACTTGCAACACCGGTAAGTCAAAATGATTTTAAAGGAATATGAGGATAATAATAACAGAACAACAGAATAGAATGTTACTTGATTCGTTAATCGGTCAAAGGGTTAAGGTTTATTATAACCTACACAAACACACTTTTTCCGTTCAAAAGAATGGATTAGTTGTCTTACACGCCGATTATATTAAGTTAGAGGATGTAGAATTTAAAGTTAGACAGGGGGGTAGAGAAAAAGTTAGACAAGAAAAATCTAAAAATGTACATGCGTTCGTAAATGGAACATTAGTTGATTTTTGTAAATATCCTTGTGATGATATGCCGGAAGAACCGGTTGGAGATATAGTAACTTATAATCCATATAAGTATGATACTTTTGTGTATAGAGATACGGAAGAACCCGTTTTATATGCTCAGGAGGTTGATATGATTAACAGTAAAAATAAAATATTTGTAATAGAACCATAATGGGATTTCCAAAACAGATAAAAAAAACTCTTAAACTTGTTCCTGATAAAATATTATCCGATAGAAGACAAGAACTTTTGGATTATATAAATAAAGACGGAACTTACTTACCTAAGTCGGTATTACACGCTGATTTAGATAGGGGGATGTTAGATTTTGTTAAAAATGAATTAAAAATAACTTCAGAAGGTAAAGTTGTTCCAATGGTTGATATTATATTAACAACTCAGAATTGGGCTCAATTTACAGAAACTTGGAGTTTTGTTGATACTGACTTCAACGCAAAACCCCCCTTTATAACTGTGGTTAGACAACCGGAAGTTAAATACGGGACAAATCCTTCAGTTCAATATACAATACCAAATAGAAAACAATTTTTTTATGCTATGGTTCCGACATGGAACGGAAATCAAAAAGGTGCGGATGTATATACAATTCCTCAACCTGTACCGGTGGATATTATGTATAATGTTAAAATTGTTTGTAATAGGATGAGGGAACTTAATCAATTTAATAAAGTTGTATTACAAAAATTCTCATCAAAACAAGCGTATACATTTATAAAAGGACAATATATTCCAATTGTATCAACAAACATATCTGATGAGTCTGTATTGGATGTTGATAAAAGAAAATATTATATTCAAAATTATGACTTTACAATGTTGGGTTATTTAATCGATGAAGAAGAATTTCAAGTTAAACCTGCAATATCAAGGGTTCTTGAGGTTTTTGAGGTAGATACCTCAACAAGAAAAAAAGTAGAGAAACCTTTAGTTGAAAACAAAGATATTTTTGAATTAAATTACGAATACTTTGTTGGTAATGATTCGTTATCAGATTTAATGGAGTATAGTGTTGATATGACTTTACTATCATCAAATAATGTAAATAATTTTGATGTTTATGTAAATGGTGATTATTATGGTTCTAATTTACAAAGTATACAAATTAACTGTAATGATACTTTAAAAATAGATATCACCAGACTTAATCTTACGGAAAATTCAAACTTATTATTTAATAGTAAGTTAATTTAACTACTCCCCGTATAAGTCTTTTTTTTCTTTACATTTTTCCAAAATAAGATTTTCCAAGAACTTATACATTTTGATACCTCTCTTGTCACAATATTTTTTTAACACATCATGTACGTTCTTATCTATCTTTAAATTTTTAATTTCTTTTTTATCGTTTTCGTTCATAAGTAGAAAAAAGGTAGAAAAAAATCTACCTATATATAAATACTTATTAAAAAGTAAAGATTTTTCACTTACTATTGAATATTTATCATTAAATAAATCTTTAATAGAATTAATAAATAATGGCTACAACTCAAACTAATCAAAAAGTATTCGTTTCTCCGGGTGTTTATACATCAGAAACGGATTTATCGTTCGTTGCTCAAAGTGTGGGGGTTACCACATTGGGACTTGTTGGTGAAACAATCAAAGGTCCTGCATTCGAACCTATTTTTATAACTAACTATGATGAATTCCAAAATTATTTTGGCGGAACTGAACCAACAAAATTTGTGGATACTCAGATACCAAAATATGAAGCGGCATACATCGCTAAATCTTACCTACAACAATCAAACCAATTGTTTGTAACAAGAATTCTTGGTTTGTCAGGTTATGATGCGGGTCCTTCTTGGAGCATTAAGGCAATCGCGAATGTGGAACCTAGAACAATAAACTTGTTAACCGATCCGGGTAATGATTGGTCAGTAACAATAACGGGAGACTTATCCGGTGGTTCTTTTACAGTTTTGTCGGGGTCTTTTCCGGGTATAGTTGATACTAACATAAATAAACAATATAGGTTAATAAATGGTTCTGTTTCAACACTATCTGATGATTTTAATAATTTTGCAAGAGGTTTTGTTAACGATCCAAATTCAATGAGTACCACATCAATTATGTATGGTGCAATTTCAAGTAGTGATTACAATAATGTTGTCCAAACTTACAATAACGTTATTAACGTATATGGTTGTGACTCTAATGATTTAACATTTAACGATTTGGAATCATCTAGTAATGATCCTTGGTACTACGCTAATTTTGATATAACTTCAGGTATTATCTATGACGGATATTCCATATACTTTTATTCTGAAAATTTAACAACAACTTCAACAACATTTGAAATCACATTTACAGGTAAAGAATACGCTTTTGATGGTTTGGCATATAGTGCGTATAATGACACAATTATGGCAACTATTCGTTCAAGAGGTATTTCATTATTTACAAATAGTAGTAGTTCAATAAATCACGGACCAATTTATGAAGTATCAGGAACAACAGATCAATTTGGTACTTTTATTGGTGATGATTTACAAATGATTTGTTCTAATCAATATGAAAGTGTTAAACAAAATCCTTATAGTACTTTCTTATTATCAGGTTTTACTAAAGATTTAAACGATTTTAAATTTGAAGTTTCTTTATTACCTTCAAGTACGAAATATATTCAAAAAGTATTAGGTTCATCTAATTTTGATAAAGATAGATTCCAAGTACCTGTTTTTGTTGAAGAAGCATTTCCAGGTCAACTAGAATATACTTACAATAAAGGTTATATTCGTGGATTAAATTGTGAATTAATTGCTTTACCAAGTGCAAGAAGTAGGAACACTCAATCAATTGGGTGGAACTTAGAGAAATATACAACACCAATGACACCATTTTTGGTTTCTGAATTAAGAGGTAATAAAGTATATAACTTATTTAGATTTGTTTCAATTTCAGACGGAACAGACGCAAATACAGAAATAAAAGTATCAATTGCAAATATCTCTTTTAATAATATGTCATTTGATATATTAGTTAGAAATTTCTATGATACAGATAAAAACCCTGTAGTTATTGAAAAATACACTAACTGTACTATGAATCCTACATCAAATAGTTTTGTGGGTAAAAAAATAGGTACTGTTAATGGTGAATATGAATTAAAATCTAAATATATTATGTTGGAATTAGCAAGTGAATTTCCAACAGATTCATTACCTTGTGGTTTTTATGGATATACTCAGAGAGTTTATGGTAGTTTAGATAACAAATCACCAATTCCTATTTATAAATCAAAATATAATTATCCCGGTGAACCTTTATACAACCCACCATTTGGTTCAACTGCAGGTGGAGAAAATATAATTTCATCAGGAGGTGATAATGTTAGAAGAACTTATTTAGGGTTTTCTAGTGAATTTGGAGTTGATGAGTCTTTTTTACAATACAAAGGTAAACAAAATCCGGCAACAAATTGGGAAACATCAACAGAATCAACAGAATGGAGTTATTTAACAAAAGGTTTTCACATGGATTCCGGTGCAACTGTTGTTAGAATCTCAAATTCGTTTGGTTCAAGTGGTGAAACTGCATTTGATGTTGGTGTTGCTGATTTTAGAAATGATCCTGAAAGTCAAGAAAATCCGTACTACTTTATTTATTCAAGAAAATTCACAGTATGTTTTGCAGGTGGATTTGACGGATGGGATATATATAGAAAAGACAGAACAAACAAAGATGAATATCAATTAGGTTCCACAGGTTTCTTAGCAGGATTTTATCCATCTTCAAGATATCCAAATGCAACAGGTGACGGAATATTTAAAAGAATTACTATAAATAAAAATACTGTTGATTACGCTAATACTGATTATTATGCATATCTTTTAGGTATTCAAACATTCTCTAATCCTGAGGCTGTCAATATAAATGTATTTGCAACAGCAGGTATTGATTATGTGAATAATTCTAATCTTGTAGAAGCTGCGGTTAATATGATTCAATACTCAAGAGCGGATTCAATTTATATTACAACAACACCTGATTACTCAATGTATACACCAGATAGTACTGATTCTCAAAACATTATACAACCACAAGAAGCGGTAGATAATTTGGATAACATCGGTTTAGATTCTAACTATACCGCGACATACTATCCTTGGATATTAACAAGAGATACAGTTAATAATACTCAAATATATCTTCCACCAACCGGTGAAGTTTGTAGAAACTTAGCATTAACTGATAACATTTCATTCCCTTGGTTCGCATCAGCGGGTTACACAAGAGGTTTGGTTAACTCAATTAAAGCAAGAACAAAACTAACTCAAGAAGATAGAGACATTCTTTATCAAGGAAGAATTAATCCAATTGCAACTTTCTCTGATGTTGGTACTGTAATTTGGGGTAATAAAACTCTTCAAATATCTGACTCAGCACTTAACAGATTGAATGTTAGAAGATTATTATTACAAGCACGTAAGTTAATATCCGCAGTTGCTGTAAGATTATTGTTTGAACAAAACGATCAAGTTGTAAGACAACAATTCTTGGATAGTGTTAACCCAATATTAGATTCAATCAGAAGAGATAGAGGTTTATATGATTTCCGTGTAACTGTTTCTTCATCTACTGAAGATTTAGATAGAAACACATTAACAGGTAAAATTTATATTAAACCAACAAAAGCGTTAGAATTTATAGATATTGAATTCTTAATTACACCTACAGGTGCGTCTTTTGAAAACATTTAAGATTAAAACTAAAACTAATAAACCCCTCGATTTCACGGGGGGTTTTTGTTTATTAGAGATATTTATAGAATATTATATATGAGATATAGAAATTATTTAATGGAAGGTTTTAATGAGGAGGGAACACCTGATATGAAATATTATGCCTTTGATTGGGATGATAATATTGTATCAATGCCAACAAAAATAATATTAAAAAACGATAAAGGTGATGAAGTAGAAATGGGAACCGAAGATTTTGCGGAACATAGACACGACATTGGAAAGAAAGATTTTAAATATAATGGTGAAACTATTGTTGGATATGCCGACAAACCTTTTAGAAATTTTAAAGTAGAGGGAGATAGACAGTTTCTTATTGATTCTATGAGAGCGGTACCAGGACCGGCATTCGAAGATTTTAAAGAGTCAATTAATAATGGTTCAATATTTGCAATTATAACGGCAAGAGGACATAATCCTGATACAATAAAACAAGCAATTTATAATTACATTATATCAGGTTTTAATGGTATAGATAAAAACCAATTATTAAAAAACTTAAGAAAGTACAGGACGTTTGCAGATGAGGAAGATATGAGTGATAATGAACTTATTAAATCATATTTAGAACTTAACAAATATCATCCGGTTTCTTTTGGGGATCCTAAAGGTGCTGAAAATCCTGAAGAGGGTAAAGTTATTGCGATGGATAATTTTGTTTCATATGTGAAAGCAATGTCTGCAATATTAAATAAAAAGGCGTATATTAAAAAAGAAATGGGAAATAGATTTTCACCTAAAATGCCGATAATAGGATTCTCTGATGATGACACTAGAAATTTAGAAGCAATGAAAAAACATTTTGAAAATAAACCAGATAATATAGTTAAAACAATTTCAACTGCTGGAGGTATTAAAAAGAAATATTAATATATTTAATAAACTAGTAAGTATTTATTATATAATTAATTACTAGATAACTGGATACTGGAACTGGATATATAAAGTATAATAAATTCTAAAAATAAAGTAAATAGAAAAATTTTTAAAAAGACACTATTTATAGTAAATAAACGAAAAAATTAAATATAACATAACATGGCTGATTTATTAATGAAAATGCCTTTACCTTATGAACCGAAAAGACAAAACCGATTCATTTTAAGGTTTCCTTCAAGTTTAGGTATAAACGAATGGTTTGTTGAATCAACAGTAAGACCACACATACAAATAAAAGATGTTGAAATACCTTTTTTAAATACATCAACCTTTGTTGCCGGTAGATTTAACTGGCAGTCAATGCAAGTTGTATTTAGAGACCCAATTGGTCCTTCAGCTGCACAAGCACTTATGGAATGGGTTCGTTTACACGCAGAATCTGTTACAGGTCGTATGGGATACGCTGCGGGATATAAAAAAGACATTGATTTGGAGATGTTGGACCCAACCGGAGTTGTTGTTGAGAAATGGATTCTTTATGGAACTTTCTTAACTGATGTTAACTTCAACACATTGAATTATAGTCAAGATGGATTGGCAACTATCAATGCCACTCTTAGACCTGATAGATGTGTGTTAGTTTATTAATAGTATTGATATTAAAATAAAAAAACTTATATTTAACCGTAGAGAAACTATAAACTTTCTACGGTTAATTTTTTTTATATGGATACACAATCAAGAGAATATGGACAACAAAATTTAACTCTTCCACATGACGTAGTACCTTTACCATCGGAAGGACTTTTTTATAAAAATAAGAAAAAATCGGTTAAGGTGGGGTATCTTACAGCATCTGATGAAAATATTTTATTAGGTGGAGGTAATGATATTACAACTAACCTAATACGTTCTAAACTATACGAACCCGACATTAAAGTGGAAGATTTATTGGAAGGAGATATTGAAGCGATATTAATTTTTTTAAGGAACACTTCGTTTGGACCGGAAATGGAAGTTACGTTAACCGATCCTATCACAAAAAAACAATTCAAATCAACAGTACTTTTAGATCAATTATCAATCATTAAAGGACAAGAACCTGACAATGAAGGTAGTTTTACAATTTTTCTACCTAAAAGTCAAGTTAGTATTAAAATAAAACCTTTAGTTTATAGAGACATACTTGAAATACAAAAAACACAAGAAAGTTATCCACAAAATAGAATTTTTCCTAAAGTCACCTACAGACTACAAAAAGAAATTATAGAGATAAATGGAAATAGTGATAAAGGTGAAATATCTAAATTTATAGAACAAATGCCGATTATGGATTCTAAATTCATAAGAAAATTTATGAATGATAATGAACCAAGATTAGACTTAACAAAAGAAATTATTGCCCCTTCAGGAGAAAGACTTACTGTAAACGTTGGTCTAGGGGTGGAGTTTTTTCGTCCTTTCTTCTGAGTATAGAAAAAGTCAAATAGACGAATTTTATTATTTGAATACATTAATGAAAGTTAGTTATTCAGATTTTGAAAAAATGCCAATTTTTGTTAGAAAATATTTACTGAATAAATGGATAGAAGATAATAAGAAGGACTGAAAAATCAGTCCTTCTTCTATTTATATAAAAAAGAATTTTTATGTTAGATGATAAAGAAACAACCGATGAATTAGGTGGTAGAGTTAGTGATATATTAAAGTTTGATTTAGAACGTTTTAGAGAAAGTATTGATTCAATGCAAAAAGGTGCAACTGAAATAAACAAAACATTTTTACAAACTAGAGGAAGAATTACTGAATTAATGGTTTCTATTGAAGATAGTATACCTGTAATAAATTCTTTAAATGGAAACTTCAATGATGTTTTAAAGACAATGTCGGATATCGCGAAAGCAACTCAAAGAAATGTAGTGGCATCTACTGAAGATACCGGAAAATTATTTGCCGCAAGTCAATTGTTAGGACTTGAGGTAAAAGACATTGTTGAAAATTTTAGAGATATAGGTGTTCAGTTTCCTCAAATAGGTAAACAACTTGAGGAGTCAATAAATTATATTCAAAGTGTTGGTGCGAATGCTGGACAAGTAATGAGAACTGTTATGTCTAGTATGGATAAAATGAATGAATTTTCATTTCAAAATGGTGTACAAGGATTAACAAAGATGGCAACTCAAGCATCTTTAATGAACTATGATATGAAGGAAACCTTTAGAATTGCGGATAAAGGAATTGATCCTGAAGGTGCGATTGAATTGGCGAATACATTTCAAAGACTTGGTGTTGCCGCTGGTGATTTAGTTAATCCGTTTCAAATAATGAATCAATCTTTAACTAACCCCGAAGGATTACAAAATAATATAATTAACATGACAAAACAATTTGCCGTGTTTGATGAAAAAACAAAATCATTTAAAATAAGTGAACAAGGTATTTTAACTTTGAGACAATTTAGTAAAGAAACTAATACAAGTTATGATAATTTGGCAAAAACAGCGTTAGCGGCTGCAGACTTAGACGAAAGACTCCGACAACTAAATCCTCAAATAAATTTTGAAAATGAAGAAGATAAACAATATTTGATGAATATTGCTGATATGAAGAAGGATGGTAAGTATGAAGTTACATTAAAAGATGGTGTTAAAAAAGAATTACAAAATCTTAACCAAGAAGAATTTGACGAATTAATTAAACAACAAAAAACGGGTCCTAAATCTTTAGAGGATATTGCAAAAAGTCAATTAACAATGACTGAGTTATCGACAGGTTACCTTGAATCAATTAAGAATACAATAGTTGGGGGGGTAATATCAACACCTTTATTTACTCAAAATGTTGAAGGATTAAGAAATTTAATTTCGGGACTTGGGGAATCCGCAATTAAAAATTTACCAAAAACCGATGAAACAAGAAATACTTTAGTTGAATTTACAAATCAAGCAATGAAATTATTGAAAGATAAACCAAATACTGAACAATATACAAGAGATTTAGATATCTTAAAAGGTATGAAAGATTCTTTTTTACAAAGTGGTAATGATAGATTAAAACAATTTGCTATAGATTTTAATGAAAAAATAGGCGGAATTTCACAAATTGAAAAATTAGTTAAAACTAATGTGGCTCAACCACTAACTGATTTTTTAGGTAAACCAAGTAACTATGGTAAAACGGCAACTGGTGTTGAGGAATCAAGAAATGTAAATTTAGGTGGTGGATTTACAATTAAAATTGCAACAGAACCTGGATCAACTGTGTCACAACAACAATTAGATAGTATTTTTAATAGTACTTCATTTAAAGAATTTATAATGTCAATTTCAAATTCACAGAATCCAAATAATAAGTCACCAATAAATGTAGTTTATACAAGTCGTTAATAAAAAAAATATTAATAACCTATTTATAATAAAATAAAACTGAATGGGTAATAGTCCTTTAGATTTTCCATCTACCGAATCGTTTAGGGTAAAGTTAAATAGAAGAAATTTAGCACCTTATCCTAAATCACCTAACCGAGCACAACCCCCAATTAATTATGAGGTTGTTTTACGGGATTATGCTGTCGTTGATTCACCTGATGTTTTAATAGATGAACCCATATTAGCAAATGAATTATACTCATTAAATAGATATGGACAAGACGGTGGGTATGATATTGTTGCTGATCCAAATAGAATATTAAATACCCAATCAAACTTAGGGGAATATGGGTACCAAGATGCTAATATAATACAAGAAGCTCCTTATGAGGCGAATAAACCCGGTGGATGGAAAGTGTTGAATGCTTACGGAGACGGGACAACAGGTATATCAGATTCGGCGGTAGACATATCAAGATTAGATATTTTAGTAATAAATCAAGGAAGAACAGGTAATTCACAACCATATCCTACAACTTTTGTCCCATCATCATACACACCTTTAAGTATATTATTAAGTGACGCACCTTCGGGTACTAATGGTTCTCTTAGTCAAGATTCTTTTATTGCACGATTAGGTGCTAAGGTATTGAGGAAAGAGTTCCAAGATAGAGTTGCTAGACAACTTCTTAGACAAACAATTGGAAGAGCCAATATATTAAATCCGAATAGTGGTACAGGTGTATTAGGGGTGATAACAGGTTCGGTACCATTATTAGAACCTAATTATTCAATTACAATTCCTTCTAACCCGATAACCGCATCCGCACAATTTGCTTTAAGCTTAGCAGGAAGTTATATACCGGTATCACCTATACCGGGTTCGTACTTTGATAGTTCAATTAATGCCGGACAACCAACAACACTTCAACAAATTACCAATGCATTTACAAATACAGGTGTTGGTAATTTTTTATCAAGTTTATTAGGACCACCAAAAAATGGTTCACAATTATTTTTAAATAATACCGGGGCAGGACAGAAATCATTGTTATTTAAAAATTTAGATTATAACAAATTTAAACCCGGATATGAAAGAAATTTTATTGATAGATTAGGTGGGGTATTATTTGGTACGAGTGCTAATAATAGTAACTACTATATCGGTTCAACAAGTTCGGAACCATCAAGAGTTTTTTCACCAAGTAATGATTTACCTGTAGATGAATTTAATAGGGAAATACAGTCACCTGTTTATGGACCTTCTGAAATGGCTCAACTATATGAAGGACCTAGCCAAAGTATTAAATTGGGTGCAAATGGACCTACTTATAGTGATGGGGGAGGTATTGAAGGTGGATTTACATGGGTATCACCTAAATATAAGGGAAATGCGGGGTATAAAGTCGGTGTTGGGGGTGAGAATATCAAACAAGACTCAGACTTCAAGGAAGCGTCTTATAATTCGACAGAATCAACAAATTTTGAATTTAAAGGTGGATCAATATTAGATGATACCCAAAGGATAATTAAAAGTCAACCTAGTGGTGGTAGAAGATTAAAACATGTAGGTAATGCTATGGATCAGGTTAGTAAAGTGTTCAATGATGGATATAAAGAATTAACCAAAGGTTCAAGAGTGTTATCGTATGTTGGAGATATTGGACAAGAAAAAGGTGCGGAATATTGTAGAGTATTTGCCAAAGATACCCCTTATTTACAATATAATGATTTACAAAAAACTGATGGTATTACTACAGAAGGAAGAAGATTTAGTTATTCGGTATTTGATAAGACATATAATTTAAATATGTATCCAAATAAACAGGAAGGGGGACAAGATTCAACCAATCTAATTGGGGGAGGAGAGAACGGATATGCAAAAAAATATATGTTTTCTATTGAAAATCTTTCATGGAGAACATCAAATAAACCGGGGTATACATGGGCAGATTTACCAATTTGTGAAAGAGGGCCTAATCATGGTAGAGTAATGTGGTTCCCCCCATATGGATTAACATTTACTGAAGGTAGTAGTGCAAGTTGGAAATCAACAGATTTTATAGGTAGACCTGAACCAATTTATACTTATAGTAATACAAATAGAACAGGTACTTTATCTTGGAAAATAGTTGTGGATCATCCATCTGCATTAAATGTTATTGTAAATAAAGTTTTAAATAATGAAACAAATAAAACAAGGGTTGATAGTATATTAGAATCTTTTTTTGCTGGATGTAGAAAGTATGACTTATACGATTTGGCAAAAAAATATTACATGATTAAAACAAGTGATTTAACTCAAATACAAACTGAGTTAAATAACAAAACATTATCAACTGAACAAATAAAATATGTTGATAAAACTGTTAACAATGGTGGTCAGGTTGTTAAAACACCTGAAGTAGAACCCACAAATCCGTTCACAAAATATGAACAATTAGGGTTTTATTTTGATAATGATATACCCAAAAAAGATTCGACAGTAACATCGTTTGATGACTATTATACACCATATATTGGGGAAAAAACTGTTTATATTAATAATAATGCAATAACAGGACAATTTTTTTCGGACATAATTGAAAACAATTTCCAAGAGTTAATTAACTTGGCAAACGATTTAGTTAATGAATATACTAAAAATCCAAATATATTAGTAACTATTAGATTAGTAGGAAGTGCGTCCGCACCGGCAACAAAAACATATAATGTTGCTTTATCACAAAGAAGAATTGATTCGGTTAGAAACTGGTTTAAAACATATCCTATTTTATCACAAGCAATCGGTCCTGACAATAACGGTAATTTAAAAATAATGGGATCTCCACAAGGAGAACAAACTGTGGTAACGCCAAGAGGACAAAAAGTATTTAATACTTATACTTGTTCTGATCAAGATAATAAATCAACATTATCTCACGAAATATATACAATAAATGCGATGGCGTGTAGGCGAGTTGCGATTGCGTCAATTGAAGCGAAAATTGGAGGAGTTCCTGCAAGTGAGTCAAAAACACCCGATAATTTTGTAACAACAACAACTGGTACCGTAGAAAAAGGTACTAAAACAGTAACAGAAGAAGTTCAAAGAACCGTTTTAAGGGATAATATAACAAAAAGAGTGTTAAGATCTTTATTATCAGAATGTGATTATTTTGAAACAATTAAAGAAGAAACACCATTAGTGTTTGACAACTTAAAAGATAAACTTAAATTCTTTCACCCATCGTTCCACTCAATGACACCGGAAGGTTTAAATTCAAGATTAACTTTCTTACAACAGTGTATGAGACCTGGTGATACAATACCTGTAGTTAAAACTATTGATGGTAAAGACCAATTAGAATATAATAACGCAACTAATACGGCGTTTGGTGCACCACCGGTACTCGTATTAAGAGTGGGTGATTTTTATAATACAAAAATTATACCGGATAATTTAAGTTTAACATATGAAAGTTTGGATATAAATCCTGAAGGTATTGGAATTCAACCTATGATAGCAAATGTTACATTAACATTTAAATTTGTTGGTGGAAGTGGATTAAAAGAAGCGGTTGATAAAATCCAAAACGGACTTTCATTTAATTTTTATGCTAACACAGAAATCTATGATGATAGAGCGGATGTTACAGATGATAGTTATAAAGTTCTAGATAAGAATTTTTTAGATGCTATTGGGTTTGAAGTACCACCACCAACAGTAAATCAAGCAACAAACGACAACGGACAAAATAATAATAATACAATTGGAACAATAAAAACAAAAAATCCTACACAAACAGGAGAAACAGGGACAATTATATATAAAGATTTTATGGTTTATCTTGTTAATTCGTCCCAAGAATACTTCCAAAACATTATTAATAAATCAAAAGAAGTTAACACACAATATAATAATGCTGTATTACAAGTTTGGTCTTCGGAAAGAAAATATGTTGATGGTTATTTCCAATTAGATATTACTAATAAAGTAAAATTGTTTGGAAAACCTAATGATGTTGATAAAAAAGTTGATAAGATTATAAAAAAATTCGCAGACGATATTGATTCAAATAATGAATATTTAATAAAATGGATTGATAGTCGTAATTTCACCTCGAAAGTAAAAAGAAAATTAAAAGATAATTACATTAATTATATTAATACTAAGAAAAATACATTTACAACTGGTTTAAATACAATAACACAAAATATTGTATTACAAGAACAAAATTATATTTCTAAGATAGCAAGAGCAAATGTGATAACATTTGGTAGATTAGCTGAATCAAGAACGGACGGATTACAACAAAAAAATGGGTTTGTTGTGGTATATATAACAACACCAACAAATAAAGTTACGGATAAAACTAAGGCAAATACTTTAGATGAATTAGAAGACGATATAAGAATTATAAGAACTTCAATTAACGATTATTACGATAAAATTAATAATCCACAAACTTTTATTTCTGACTCTCAGAATTATTCGGGTATTTTAACTTATGGTGGAAGTAATTCTAAAATTATTAGTGGAAATGTTTTTAATCCGTTTACTGATGGGTTTAGTGATGTTTCTTTACAAAGAAGTTATTTCCTTTTAAGTAATGATATTTTAGATTCAAAAAAGTACCAAATTTTTAAACAAAGTTTAATTGGGGATATTATAAATAATCCTTCTATAATAGGTAATCAAAGAACTGATTTAGAACAACAATTTGATGAATGTTGGAATACTGTTAAACCTATATTTGAAAAAGAAAATAAAGTAACTAATGATTTTTTAAGTGAAATGGAAAAAAATTATTTAAAAGATTTTGTAAAGTATACACCATTTAATACCGCCAAAGAATATGAATTTGATTATACAGTATATTCAAAAGATGTTACACCAATTGAAAAACCATTAGAAAAACCTAGAAAAGAATACATCGAATCGTTGGGTTATTCTACAAATAAGAATACTAATGATGAATGGTCTAGTGAAACCACAGTTTCCGGACATAAGATAATAATATCTAAAGTAAAACTTAACTAATGTCTATACAATACTTTAATAGATATCGAAATTTTTTAATAAATGGTGAACAAACTGTTGTTCCTTACGTGCAATTACCACAAAAAACGACAGATAAAACTTATATTTATAAAGTCGGTAAAAGTAGGTTGGATAAAGTTTCACAAGAATATTATACAACACCTTTCTTTGGGTGGTTAATTTTACAAGCAAATCCTAAATTTGGTGGGTTAGAAAATAATATTACTGATGGTTCAATCTTGATTATTCCATATCCTTTATTAACATCATTACAGGACTATAATAGTGCTTTAGAAAATTATTTTTATTATTATGGCAGATAATTTAAGGGTGGATAACAATGGAGATATATATGCATTCGCATGTAATAATATTATTGTTGTTGATCCCAATAAAACAATTAAAGATGGTAAAATTTCGGAAAGATTGGTTGATCATGAGAATCTTGTTATGTTCGCTAATCTTGAGGCTGAACTTACGCCAAGAACAAAATTATCGGTAGGGGTGGATGGTACAGACGGAATTAGAACAATTTCAATTGCGAAGGTTAATTTTTTAAAAGGGACATCAAACGGAGAGTTTACAACTGGTTATTATGATGAACTTACAGGACTAAATACAACAAATAAAAAAGGAACTAATCAACAAAAAGAAGAGTACGTAAATCAAACTAATTCAACAGGTTATGTAAATAAACAAGTTTTAACTGACGGTACTCAAAAAACAATAGATAATGGATTGTTAGGTATTACACAAATAACGGTTTCGGTATCAACTTCATTTATTCCTAAAGTAACCATTAATTTAGAAGATGTTCAAGGAAGAGCATTATTTCAATTAGGTGAAAATTCACCATATGCTGCGTTTTTTAATTTGCCATATCCCCCATTTTTTTTAACACTTAAAGGGTATTATGGACAGGCAATAAAATATCAATTGTATTTGAAAAGTTTTAATGCCAGTTTTAATTCTTTTAGTGGTAATTATCAAATCAGTTTAGAATTACTTGGTTATAAATTTACAATATTGAATGAAATATTTATGAATCATTTGTTGGCGACACCTCATATGTATTCAACAAAATTTGATATTTCACAACCAACAAATGGACAACAATTATCACAGACACTCATTGGACCTTCAAATCAACAAAATGCTGTTATTAATCAAAATCAAAATAGTGATAACGTAGTTGTCGATCAATTGGTTATTACAAAAGGATATCAAAAAATTCAAGAAGTTTATAGTGAATATAAAAAGAAGAAACTTATTCCGGAAAATTTTCCGGAATTAACACTTTCTCAATTAATGAATAAATTAAATTCATTAGAACAAACCATTGTAAATAACTACTCTAAAGTTGATTTAGAACCACTTACAGATATAAGAAATTATAAAAAAATATTGGAAGAATATTATAATGAAGTTTATAATTCATCAGGTTCTTGGTTTTCAAAATATATTGATCAAAAACCATATATTTTGAAAACAACTGGGGATAGGGTTTTCTATTTGAAAACTGCAAATACTTTGACACCAAAAGATATAGGTGAGGCGTTAGTAAAAAATCAAGAAGCAAAAACAAAATTAGATGGACTTATAAATTTATATAATGGAAAATTATTATCAAACAAAACATTAGGTAAATCAATTGTTAATAATATTACTATTGATTCTTTAACAGGTACAACAAACATAAATGACATTGATTGGGAAAGAACAACAATTGAACAAACAAGAATACCAAACCCAAGTGAACAACAAATTAGTGATTTAAAGGCACAGGCATCAACTTATTTATTTTTACAATCATTTAAAGGAAAACCTTTTCCATATAAAGAGGGAGATAAACCTTTAACTATAGAACAACCAACTTTTTTTATTTTTGGTGGAGAAAAAAGATTTAAGAACGAAATCTATAGGATGGAAAAAGAATCAAATAAAAAATTATCCGAAGTTGAGACAGAATTAACAAAAAAAATATCGGTTAAAATAGAAGACGCAAACACTGGTTTGGGATTTAAACCAACCGTTAGAAATGTCATTGCGGTTATAATGGCTTCGGCGGAAGGTTTTATTAGATTAATGGATGATGTTCATACAAAGGCGTGGGATGTTAAATATGATCCAATAAGAAAAAATATCATATCAGATAGTAATCTAACCGCACCAAGTTCTGATTCTAAATTTAATGTACAAATAACCGCAAACGCTCAATTGGGTGATAATAATTTATCATATTCTCAAACACCTGTTTATCCGTGGCCTCAATTCTTTAAAGAAAATTTAGATGATAAGAAAGGTAAATACCAACTAAGATATTTGGGTGATCCTGAACTAATAGACTCAACTAAAGGATACATGTATGACAAATGGCCTGAAGTAGAGTTTGTTGAAGAATATACTAAAGGATTGGCAAGAAAAGATAATTTACCTGAATCAAGTACACCTACCGATAATGATGGTAGTACGTTTTTGTTAAATATAAACGCCATAGAATTTCCGGAGAAAGGATATGCGTATTCATTAAAAGAAGAAATAAAATATTTTTATGAAATATTTGAAAGACAATTAGTTACGTCTTATTATACTGGACTTTCTAGATTAGAAAATAATTTATTTGAAAATATTTTGAACACAGTTGTTGAGATAGAGTCAAAAAATATTGTTAATAGTTTAGGTAAAAATAATCCATACCTTTCAATGAAACTTAAGAATTATGGATTAACATCGGCAACATATATAGATTGGTTAAAAAGTATTTCTGAAAATGGTTCTTATCAAGATTTTATAAGAGATTTTTTTATAACTTTTTATTTAAAAAGTATAACAAACAATCCGTCAAGTATTTTAAGTTTAAATGAAGTTGGTAAAGAATCATCAACAAAACCTGAAAACAAAAGTGTTTTAATTAATATATTAAAAGATACTAAAACTAATGAACCAAATGTTACCGATATATATCCATTCACAAATCAAGGGTGGAGAAACGACAATTTAATATCGATAAACTATAATCAAGGCGATAATGTTTTTAATACTACAAATACACTAACAATTTTTGGTAGTAGAAATGTTATATCTAATTTTTATGATTTATATGATTATAAAAAAAATAGACCTGTAACTAATTTTTCATATAAAAATGTTACTAATCCTTTAGCTAACACCAGTAGTTCAAACTACAATTCTCAGTTTAATTTTTTTCAAACATTATTTTCAAGTAGAGTACCCACCGAATTTATACCAACAGAAGGTTATTGTTATTTTAGTACACCAAGTGGGAATATTCCGGTTAAAACAACAACATCAATTTTAAATACACCATTTTTTATTAATTCAATTACAAAAGGTGTTGAAGATTGGAAAAATAAAAATCAATATCCGTTTATTAGATCGGCATACCTTTTTTTAAATTCATTACCATTAATTTCTTTGAAAGAAAAATATAAATCAATTGGGGTTAATTTAAACGAACTTGATTATATGTTTGCATCTCTTAAGAAATTTGGAGGAATACATAAGATACCATATGCTTGGATTCTTAAAATAGGTTCAATTTGGTATAGGTATAAAAATTATGTTAATACAGGTAATGATTTTTTAAATGATGTTTGGGGAAATTTTGATTATGTTAAGAATTTTGATCCAGTAACTCAGAGTAATACCAAAAATTATGTTTTTAACTTCAATGGACAAACAGGTAAAACAATTCAATTAGAAAATATAACAACAAATACCACAACAATTAATAGTGGGTTTTACCCAAAATTAATTAGTGATTTTAATTATTTTTATAATGGTTATGATTTGTATACATCATATACAGATAGTGAAATTCAAACTAGTTTAAATAACGGATTAAAATTATATAATTTTTCAAATTCTAACTATAATGCATTACAGAATGGTTCTCAAAATGTGTCAATGACAACTTGGTCTTTATTGGTACCTTCTGATATTAAACAAACTAATGTTGGTACTAATTGTGGGACAACAACAATATCACCACTTGGTGAATATTATGTATTACCTTCTTTTGGAAGTGAAGATAATCAATCATTGTCTTCTGTTGCGGATATAACAAGAAATGTAATTAATGGTGTTACTATAAATGGTAATCAAGAGGTTTATAACGGTTCTGTTAGATTGTTATGGAATTCACCAAATTATGGATACTTCGATGTTAATCAAATTAAAAAACCTTCATTTGATTCGTATCTTAATAAGATAGAAGGTAACCCTGAAACTTTATCTCCATTTAAACTTTTAAATGATAATTCGTATTCTAAAATAGATGAAATTTTTTCTGTTTTTGGTAAGGATGTGTTAGATAAATTTGAAACTGAATTTTTAAATTTTTGTAAACCAGTAAACGAATTAAACGCCGGCGGAAGTAGTGTGGAGACACCGTATACTTCTTCAGGTGATCCTAATTTTATATATAAAAATTTCCAATTATTTTTTAGAAGTTTAATGTTGGTTAGAGGGCCTTTAACAAATCAGACAGATGAGAATTTCTTTAAAGAAACAATAAATTATCAATTTGGAAATTTTGTAACTCAAATATCTAATTTCTTAGAATATGATATTATATTCAGATTTGGAAATCCAAGTTATTATGATAGAAGAATATTTGATTCGTTTTTATCGTTTAACTCAACTGTTAAAAAAGTTGCAGATTCAATAAACTTTGGTGAGTATGTTGCGAATAGTTTACCAACAAATGGTGGATCAACAACATTAGCACAATCAAAAGTTAATTATCCTAACGAATGGAATAGTTTATTATTAAATGTTGGGTTTTCCACAATACCTGATTTAGTTTACAAAGACAGTGGTTCTTATATTACAGATTTTTTTGTTGATAATAATATTAAATTCACAGTTGAAAATATTAATATATTATCACCACTAATTAAAATGTATGCAACACAAAAACTAAATAATTCGGTAATAAGTACAAATAGTTTTAAAACTCAAATTTCTGATTATTTAAACAAATGTGAAAATCTACAAAATAGATCTTTAGATGGTATATTAAATAGAATTAGAAAAGACTTACCGGATTATCAAGAATTACCTGAAAAAGTCCCTTTACCTCCAATAACAGATGGACAACAATCTAATGTAGAAAAGTATGAAATATTTAAGGCATTAAATGATAAGTGGATATCTGGTATTAATATTAAAGATAAAACTTTATTAGAAGATATTCTTTTTTTAGATAAAGCATCAAGAAATATTGGTGAAACAATATATTTGGATATATTCTCATTAAGAGATACATTAAAAAGTTTTACAAGAGGTGTTGATACTAGTGTTTATAATTTTATTGCAACAGTACTAATTAGAAATAATTTTACAATAATGAACTTACCTTCTTATGTCAATTATTATAATTTACAAGAAGTTGACGGAATAAGTGAACCAAAAACAGATAGTCCCTATGATTTTGCAAATAGTATGTGGGGTACTCATTTGAATGTTGATTATAGAAAATCAAGCCCAAAATTAGTTTGTTTCTATGCAGGAAAACCGGCAAGTAATATTAAACTTCAGGATTCTAAAACTTATTTATTCAAAGATGACGGGTTTGAAATGAATTGTGAGGGACATCCGTTATTAGAAAATCAAACAAATAAATCAAATGTTGAATTTTCGTTATCTAATAGGTGTGTAGGGTTTAATGTTGATATTGGGATTAGAAATCAAAACATATTTTCTAATTTTACGGTTTCACAGGATAACGGAAAAGCCACTTCTGAAACAATTCAAATTCAATTAGATATAATAAATCAAGCGGGAGGTAAACAGACAAGTACTCAAAATGTTGGGTTATATAATTTGTATAAAAATAGGAGTTATCAATCTAAAATAGTTGCATTAGGTAATGCGATGATACAACCTGTTATGTATTTTAATTTGAATCATGTCCCAATGTTTAACGGAGCTTATATGATAACAGATGTTACACATACAATAACACCCGGGACATTTCAAACAGCTTTTACCGGAGTTAGACAAGGGTACTTTGATTTACCTTCAATCGATAATTATTTACAAAGTATTAATGAAAATTTATTAACAAAAATTCAAGAAGAGATTCTAAATAAAAAAGATGAAACACCTAAGACAAGTACGACACTAAACTTAAATATTAGTAAAGTTGATTCAAACACAACTTCAGCCGCTATAGATACATGTAAAAATTCCGTAAATGTTGTTTATTTAAATAATAAGTTCGAATCAATTCCAAATGTAAAAACAAGTTTGAATGAAAAAGATTTTAAAAATTTAATATCTAATAATACATCAGGAAAAGGTGGTGCAGATGAACCAATATTACAAGCATCTGTTTATGGAATTTGTTACCTACTTTCCCATAAAGAAAATAAATTTATTGGTTATAATAATAATTATGCTCAATTAAATCTTACGTATGATTTTACACCGACATATGAACCATATTTTGATAAAAAATATTCTTGTGTTGTTGAAAAAGATATGTCAACCCCATTCGCGGTTTTTACTTCAAATGAAAATTTTATAAATTTCATGATATCAAGGATTTTACCAAGAATACCTTCAATCAAAAAAGAAGGTTTATTACAATATTTTGTAAGGTTTTGGCCTAAAGAAAATGAAATTACTCCAACTATGTTTAATTTGATTAAAAATACAACATATAAGAAAGAACAAAATACTTTGAGGAAGGGATTAAATTCGGCAAAAACCAATGGTATTAATGTTGGGGATGTTGAATTATTATTGTTTGGTACAGATTCTTTGGTTACCCCCACTGCGGCAACAACAACCTCTAACAACAGTTCAGTGTCCTCACCGTCACAATCTAATCCTAACTGTAATCCACCAACAATTACATCTGTTGTACCTATAACCGGAACAACCAATTATGCAACACCAATAACAATTAGTGGTACCAATTTATATCATATAAGACAGGTAACGGTTAATAATATACCTTGTACAATAAATCAATCAACATCAAACGAAACTAAAATTAATGTGGTTGTACCACCAAATGTTAATGGACAAATAGTGGTATCAACCGATCATGGTACTACGGTATATACCTCATCACAATTTACTTATATATAATTTATTCGGTAATCGATATATTTATATATAAACATATTTTATGGACTTAACATCAAAATTGAATAATTATTTAGGAAAACAAGGAAAATATTCCGAACATAGTAATGGTGACGGAACTAAAGAGGTTTGTGATTTAGAAACCGGAGACTGTTATGTTGTTAGAGAAAAGGACGGTTTAATTGAAAGAGCCGGACATCAACAAGTAGTAAATAAAAAAATAAAAGTGGAAACTGTAAAAGGTATAAAACAACTTTTAAACGATTAATATCATGAGTTTAGACAAAAAAATCTTAAGTGAAATAGAAAGATATAGAAGTATTAATAAATACATTATGGAACAAGATGCTCCATTACCACCCGATTTACCTTCGGATGAACCGGTACCGGGAGGAACAACACCTCCACCAGCAGGCGGTATAGGAGCACCTCCAACAACAGAACCAACTCCAATTGATGTTGAAACTGATGATGAGGTTGAAAAGATTGATGACAAAGGTGGTTCTGAAGAAGGTGGAGAAAATAAAGAAGAATTGGATGTTACCGATTTAGTTAAATCTCAAGACAATATTGAGAAAAAACAAGAGGAGTATTTTAACAATTTATTTACACAACTTACAAACCTTGAATCCAAATTGAAAGATATGGATAGCATTGTTAATAAGTTGAACTCTTTAGAAAACAAAATTGAAAAATATAGAGAAAAAACTCCACAAGAAAAATTGGAACTAAGAACCTATGATTCATATCCTTTCAATCAAAAGTTATCAGATTTTTTTGAAGATAAAAAAGGTGACATGGAAAAGACGGGGAAAAATGATTATGTCTTAACAACTGATGATGTTACTGATATTTCACCAAACCAAATTAAAGATACATTTTTACCATCATATGATGATGAAGATGAAAATATTTAATAATATATTTATTTTATTATGAATATAAAAAAAAAGATACAATATATTTTAAAAGAGTATGTTGATCAAAAATCACATTCATTCAAAACAGAAACGGTACTAAATCCAATAATTTATTGGCATTTAACTGAACATTCTAAAGAAAGAATGAGACATGAAAGAAACATAGAACAGGCAACAAAACAAGAAATTAAAGAAATGTGTCAAATTGCGACACCAAAGTTAATAAAAATTTTGGCAGACAAACGGAATAACTTCAAAGGAGGACCTTTTTTTAAATTCAATATTGTTGATAAAAACAATTTTTATTTAACTTTAGCGTGTGAGGTTGATAGTCACAAGACTTTGGAAGAACTACATATTAATATAAAAACCGTTTTAAAAAGTGGTGGATTTTTAAAGTTAAAAGGGTTTGGTGGATTAAATGAACCAACATTACTTACAATAGAAGTTTAAAAAATAAAAGGTTATAAATCAATTACTTGGGTATCATAAACAATGATACCCATTTTTTTTATTTGACATAATCCAAAAGTATTATTATACTTGTAACATAAATTAACAATTTAAATTAAAAAACTATGATGAGTTCACTCGACGCCGTATTGGCACAGTATGAGAAATCTACACAAGGGGGCGGGGCCCAAAACAAAATGTCGC